CGGACGTGTCTCTACTTTTTTTACATATGCAGTGATTTTTAGTTCATCTGTCGTGTATACCCTCAGCTCTTTGTACCTGGCAAAGGATATGGTGTATTCCGCATTGCCATACGCCCCGATGTCAGTATAATCAAAATCACTTATCGTAACGTCATAATTAATATTTGTCTCCGTCACCATCAGATTCAGCACGGTTCCTTTTTCCATCCAGTTTTCAAGAACCTTTTTACATTCTGATGTTGCAATCCAAACTTTTACAATCGGTTCATTTCTTTTGGAGCGGCCAAAAAAAACGCCGCTCCAAGAAATAGTACCTGAATCCATTCCCTTCGGGATTTTAATTACCCCCTGACCAATTATCTTGAACGTTTGATAATTGGTACTGTTTTTTACATTAATTGACTCTGGCAACGAAGGGAACGTAAACCGGGAGCCACTATTAGCGGTTTCTTTTAAATGTATGTCCATAGCTTACAACACTCCCTTCAATGGCATGTTCGAGAAAACCTCTCCCATGCGCTCTGCGATTTTGCCATTTAGTTCATCTGCCATATCATTTAGATTTTTGCGAATCACCCGCAATATATCTTCATCACGGTTTCCATCTCCGGCAATTTCAAAACTGGGGGAAAGGTGAACCTCAATCTTTACCTCTGTTTTTCCTCCACCATCTGAATTGATTAACGGAATGTTCATGGAGGAAGAAGGTTCCTCTGGATTATCCTCTGAGAACTCGTAATCGCCCCTAGGTAAGCTTGAAACTGTTTTGCTGATATAGTTTAGGCTACCATCGATTGAAACCGAATTTGAAGCAAATTTTGCAGAACCGATGACACCGCCATTGGCATACCTTTTCACGCCTAGTAATTCGCCTGCTTTTTCCCACAAACTCAAGCCACGACTTCTGCGCTTCCCCCCTAGAGGGATAATCGCCTCTGGACCATCCTCACCAACCCAGCTTAACAGTGGACCAGTAATGATATCGCCATCCGCTTTTTTGGCTATACTTGCATTTACTGTGGCGGTTCCTGAGCCACCACCCGAAAAACTTATGGTTGCCGTAGGATTTGCCAGCTTGTAATTTGCCGTTATGGTGACATCTGTGGTCGTCTTAAACCCAGGTGCATATGCACTGTTGATCGCGCCGCCAGTACTTTCTACCAGTGCAACAAGAGCTGATTCCATCGGAGCTTTATCAACCCCATGTATCATATTGCCAAGTTCAGCTGAAAGACTGGCACCCATCGGAGACATATCAATACCGCTTATGGATGATGACAATGCCGCCATCATTTCAGGGCCGATTGATGCAAGAACTTCGTCAAAATTCATATCTGACAATTGTTGTCTGAAAGACTCTTGCAAATCGTTTTTTAGAGTATCAGGGATGGCTGCCGCAACACCACTCATCATGCTTGCAATTGCCGCTTGTGATTCCATGCTTAGGCTCTCCAGCCCTAATAGTCTTGCTGCCGTTTCCATATCCCATGTAGTAGCGTCGGTTCCATTGGCAATAGCATTATGCAATGCAGTCTGTAATTTTTCTGCCGTTGTCCCTTCTATTTCCGGCAATATCCCATCCAGCTCACTCGAATATGCTTCTGCTATGGACTCTAACTGAAAACTCTCTACGCGAACATTCAGATCTGATATTTTGGCTTCATATCCTTCAGTCAATGCCTGTAACTGCGTGTCATACTCTTCCTGGTTAATTACTCCTTCCGAAAGCTCAAGCTCCAAATTGGCAATCCCTACCTTTAAAGCCTGGTCATAGCTCTGTGTCGCATTTTCTACTTGCTGCTGAAGTTCTGCCTGTAAGGCCGCAAAGGAATCTGCATCCAAATCAGCTCCGCCATACTTGATTTTTAGCGCCTTGAACTCCGCTTCCGTCTGAGCAGCAGAAACCTTTTCGGTAATCTCCGTAATCTGTCTCTGCAAATTCAATATTTCTTCTTGCTCATCCAAAGTAATTACTCCGTCCTCTAAAGCAACATTAACCTTAGCAGTCAAGTCTGTCCCGAGCGAGTTAATCTGTTCCTGGAGGCTTTCATACATACTATTCAGGCTACTTGTCATGTCTATCTCCCCACTTGGCTCAACCAGTAGATCAATAGCTGTCTTAGCCTCATAATGCTGGCTTTCTATATATTCTTTTGCGCTCTGAATCAGCGTATCAATACCTGATGTGTATTCCTGGATGTCAGTATCATCAAAGATTAGACCCAAGCTGGTTTTCCAGTTTAGCTTGTTCATATCGGATATGACTGTTTGCAAACTCGTATAAGACTCTTTGGCTCCCTGAGATGCATTAGCAAATTTGGTCACACCTTCAACATTCTCAGCAAACGTCAGTTTTTTGGCGATGGACTGTATCTCAGTCATAGATAGTTTCACCTTGCCGAAATGTCTCTGCAAATTTTCGCCCACCGCTTTTTGGAACAACTGTGCAAATCCCTCTGCTGTCATGCTTGTATCTGCCAGTGCATTCTTCAATTCCTTGGTCTCATACTTTGCCTGCTCAGCTTTCAGCTTGACTGCCGCTTGGGCTTTCTCCTCTTCAATTCGTAGTAACTCAGCCGCTTCTAACGTCTTCTCATACTCACCTTTTTTTCCTTCACCAGTAAACCATCCGACCAAACCTCCAATTCCAGCTCCGATCAATCCGCCAACAGCAGTACCAAGTACCGGCACCACAGACCCGATGGCGGCACCTAAACCTGCACCAGCTGCAACGCCACCTACTTTCCATGCACCCGACGCCTTGTAAGCTGATGCCTCCTCTTCATTGTCGGAGGCAAAACCAGTGTATAGGTCTTTTACCCCACTTATCGCGGTAGCGCCTCCTACCACGCCGCCAGCAATTGAGGTAAGCCCAAGAGCAGATAAGGCCCCTGCTGATAACGAGGCTCCTCCTGCCAGATTCCCTGCACCTAAGCTAATTGCAGTATTGGACCCCAGGTTCGCCAAGCCTTGCAGCAATCCTGCCCCACCGGAGCCGCTTCCCAAAACAGTTCTGCCAAGGGTTACGCCCTTAATAGTAGTGCTGAGCATCGGGCCTAAGACTTTCGCGATCATCGCTGCCGATAACCACGATGTCAAATCTGCCGCTTCTCCTCCCGGAAGTATTTTTGATGCATTTGCAAAAACACCCTTCACTGCTGTCCAAAGCTTATCATTAATAGCATCTACATCAAAACCATCAATCAGACCGCGAGCGAAAGAAGCACCAACACTAGCCCCTTCATCAATTGCACCGGAAACATCTATCCCAAGTAGGGCGAGTATCCCGGTAGACACAGCAGTACCAATACCTTTTCCGATTGATTTTGCCTTATTGATAAACCACGACTGGCCTCTGCCATCCCACCATTCAGAAAACGGTTTTGCAATAATTTCATCCCAGGCAATTTTTACCTTACCAAAGAAGTCCGCATTTTTCCATTCATCTGTGCCTGTGAATTCCTTTATCTTAGCTTTTAATTCCATGATTTTATCTTCGATGAAATCAATCGCCCGACCAACTGCTGACTCAATGTCTGGCATTTTATTTGTTAACCAGGTGGTAAACTCCATTAAATAGGGTTTCAATCTTTCGCCTATTGTAATCTTTACTCCTTCAGCCGCACTCTGCAACAATACAAAAGCACCTTGCAAATTGTCAAGCATGGTATTCGACATCTTTTGTGATGCACCATCCGCATTATATACGGCTTCGGTTAATTTTTCGTAGTCTTCCTCGCTTGCATTTATAATCGCTAACATTCCTGCCATGGCTTCTTTGCCAAAAATTGTACTTGCAGCCGCTGTCTGTTCTGTTTCACTTAGCTTTCCAAGACCTGATCGCATATCATCCATCACTTCTTTTAGGCTCTTCATATTTCCTTTTGAATCAGTCAAACTTATGCTATACTTTTTCATGGCGTTTGCCATACTATCAGTTGGGGACGCCATATTAGCAAGAGCCGTTTTCAATGCAGTACCAGCACGGCTACCCTTTACTGATGCATTTCCCATTAATCCGATTGCTAATGCACTATCTTCAATCGTATAATTCAATGCACCAGCTACAGGAGCCACATACTTAAACGTTTCTCCCATTAATGCAACAGTGGTATTCGCACTTGCCGCTGCTTGTGCCATTACATCCGAAAAATGTCCTGCATCTTTTGCAGTAAGGCCGTATGCGGTTAATGCGTCAGTTACAATATCAGAAGTTGTTGCCAAATCTTCACCAGATGCCGCCGCCAATGCCATGATTCCGGATATGCCATTTAACATATCCTGCGTTTCCCATCCGGCCATTGCCATATAGTTAAACGCCTCTGCAGATTCTGTCGCAGTAAATTTTGTAGTCGCACCCATCTCTTTTGCCTTTGTGTTCAACTGTTCAAATTCCTGCTCCGTTGCCCCACTAATCGCTTTCACCTGGCTCATTGCGGCCTCAAAGTTAGCAAATGTTTCTATTGTATCCTTTAAACCTATACTAACGCCGAGAACCGCTCCAACTTGGAAGATAGGATTCTTCAACAAATTTATGATGCCTCTGACCGGAGATGTCACCAAGTCCACAGCTTTCATGGTCACATTCCATGCCTTGGCAGCGATGCTTTTTAACCCGGCCTTGATTTTGTCTACGACTGGCGCGACTTTATCTTTTGCTTCCAATAAAAGTTGGTATTTCTCTTTCATCCAGCTTGACAGGGTGTTATGTGTCCGTTCCGCTGTTCGATCAAATTGTGTGACAGCGGAATTCGATCTGGTAACCGTTGATTGAGCTTGCCTTGCCGCATTTTCAACTCTTGTAAATCGACTAATAATATTTGCAAGCGCCGGATCAGTATTATCTAGCGCCTCAATCGGTATTTCGATTCGCACAGTCTCAGCCATCCATCATCCCCCCTTTCTCACGAGATTCTAAAGCGACCATCATTGAGGCCAACAAAAAAGCCCTCACGCCAGGGGGCTTTTCGTAAAAATCATCCGGTGTTATTCCGGTTTTTTGGAAGATATGATGCAGCAAAGTAGCCCGGCCTCCAGACTCGATTAGTTTTTTGCTACTTCCTCCAGATTGTTGTTGTCATATCCACTTAGCTTATCAATGCATTCGATAACTTTGTCCTTTTCTCCGCTTCTTAAGACACTTTCGATCACATCCAAGCCATTCATGATCTGTAATCCCTTAGTATTTAGAGCATCCCAAATCTGCTTATTATCCCAGAGCTTTGCACGATCCGCTTCTACAGTAGCCTGATAAATTAGTGAGCATCTGTACTTTACTGTGTTAGTGTCTTCCGGTAGCTTGATTCCCAACTGTTTGTTCCGTACATACTTCGTATTTTTTGTTTTGCACTTGTCGTATTCCTCCTCGCCAAGTGCGCGAACATCAAAAGCAAAATAGAGCTTCCCATTACGAATGATCTCTATATGCTGTGTTTCCTCGGTTCGGAAATCCGCTGCCGCAATCAGACCTTGGATGAAATCATTCTCAAACAACCTTGTTTGATTCTTGGTTTCTTCCTCTGAAAAAACTCTTTCTTCAACCTGCGCCTTAGCAGTCTCTTCGACCACACCGTTTTTTACTGACATTCCATTTTCCTCCTAAATGATAATGTAAAGGAGACCGGATACCCATATATGGATTCCGGCCCCCTTATGATGAACGATTTTCTTAGATACTTAATAACTTCTGTAATACTGGCGGACGATTCACGAAGAAATTCCATGCCCTCTTGATAACATCCCCCGCTGCGATATTCTGCAAATCCACTTGCCCCGAGCAAATACAGTCGCGATAAACGACTCTCTCCTCGGAACCGTTCCTCCCTTTTAATGTACCCTGGAAATCCCAAACAGGCATTTCCCCCGTTAAAAGGGCACCCATCAGCTCAACGATAAATGCATCATCTTCAACAACAACTTGTGTCATCGAAAGAGATGCTGAATAGCTACCTGATGTTTCATGCTCCTGTGGATCTCCCAGTACATTGTACTTCGCATTGCTAAAGGATACATTGGACTGAAATGTTTCTACCGAAGCCAGCATAACACCATCCTTGTTATAAAACGCTCCATCCTTACCTGTTCTTGCGTGCCGTGCATCACCGGCTGCTCTGTTATTAATTGGCATTTATTAACCCTCCTGAGTAGTAAATCTAAATTTGTATGTCAAATAGATGCGCTCTGCCGAATCTTTATCAATGCACTCAATATTAAACCATGCGCTATCCCCCTCAGCGATATTTGCGGTATTCTCTGATACGGAACAAGAAACCAACTTACCTTCTTCCACCATCGCGTTACCAATCCCCTGAATCTGGCTAACAATGGTCGCTCTTCCATTTGCATCATTGTCAACCTTTCCGATTAAGGAATCAGATTGGTTATTTGAACGTGTAATCAATTCATACCGCGTCTTGGTCCTACGAATTTTCTTCCATCCATTGTCTTGATTCTCATCAGGAGCCACAAGTGTGTTAATCGCACTATCGATCCACACCTGTTTACCAGTATTGACACTCAGTACTAAGCAACCCATTGTTTCCGCCTTTGTCATCTGTGTGGGCGTCAATGCCTCATTGAGCTGGGTAACTCCTGCCAATACAGCATGTGTCAGTGAGTTATTTGACGGGTATGCCGCAATCATGCCAGCTACCCTGGCCGCTACCTGATATCCTTCCAATTCTCCGAACGTACTGCTTGTCGCCGAGGCATTCAATACATATACAATCTTCTCATTGTTGTACGCCAGCGCATGTGCCATTCGGTTTTCCAATAACGTACTCTTCCGCTCTGCAATAACCGCCTGTGTTAGCTGTCCAGCATTGTAAATCCTTTCTACGAACGCTCCCAAAAGCGCATGTATCGCTACGTCCTCTGTGTCCACACAAATTGTATTGTAGCGATACTTTTCAATTGCGGCTAAAGCATTACTATAATCTTCTGCCATGATCGTAGGATTTGTCCCCAGAGTAAATGTGGCCTGTGAAACTGCTGCCAAAAGCCCTGATGCAGTGCCAACCTTGGTAGCCTTGAAGTTCTTTGACTCCGCAAAGGCCTCAACTAACGAAGAAACCTCATCTGTTCCTTTGCTAAAAGTCAATTTTTCAAACTCTTTCGTACCGCTATAAATAATACACTCGCGCTTCGAATCATCCGAAAGCTTATCTTTCACCGTTACTGTGAACGCTTTGGCTCCAACATATTTAGACGTAATCGTGATCGCATCATCCTTACCACCGCCAATCTTAAGTTTAACATTCCCGCTGGTTCCACCAGTCCCAACCCGGCAGCAAATTGCTGTGTTTGCACCGCCCTCAAAAGCCTGAGCAATAGCATCTGTCGTTATCTCCGTTCCGAATACTTTCTCGTATCCATCACAGCTAATCTCTATAGCTTCTCCTAACGGTCCCCAATTAGCTCGGAACAAAATAGCAACGATGCCGTCAATAGCTCCTATCGCCTGGTTATTTCCCGGCGTCTGGATGTTGAAATAAGTACCCGGTCGAACCTTTTCTTCACCTGTAATATAAGTACCTGCCATCTATTTAACCTCCTGTTTTAAAAATGTTTCTACAATCTTCTTGGCCTCTGTAATCGTTGCTGACTCTTTCCCTGCGCAAAGAAATGCAGCTATAACACATTCCCGCCTCGCACCAAAAACCTGTTGTGAGGAATCTGCAAATTCATTGACTGTATATACAGACTCCTGAGCAGCCTTTAAAACCTTCTCTTCCTGCTGCTCCGTATTTTTTTCAGCTACTTTGCTGGTAGCCATAATCAGCCTCCTATTCCGAAGTCGATTTCGACTCCATCCATCATGTGCGGTTCGCTCTGATACCTGAGCAAACCATAGTGAACAGTTACAAATAGTTGCCCATCCTTCAAAAAGTCTGCCTTGTTATTAACCAGTAGCCTTTTTATCGTCATGGGGGAATAATCCAACATAATTACCTCTCCATCCAAGCATAGGTTATTGGCAATCTCCATCATAAGCTTTAAGCGGATACTGGGGTCTGGGCAAAGAATATGGATAGCAATCTTGCCATCCATCCATGCCACGGTATTTGTTTCTTGTGCCTTTTCCACTGAGTCTAGTCGGCAATAAAAGACCGGGGCCTTGACCGTGGCAGTTTTAAAATGTCCCATTTTATCCAGACCAATTACAAAGGCATTTGAAAGCTTGGATTTTATATACCGGTTCAAAGCCACTACTGGATCTGGATCTGTGGTCTCCTGGCATGGATACTCCAAGATATCAAATCTAATCTCCGTTCCAATAATTCTTGTATCCGCCCCACTCTCACGAGACGGTATCTCAAACCCATCTGACCGTGACCAAGCAAAGCAATATGGGAGGCCATTATCCGGACAAATAATGATATCTTTCAAGCATTCTCTTACAAGCGGTTCCACTTCTTCCGGCGCAACACCTGCTTCATCACAAAGCAGACTGATTTCCATTGTGCCAGCACTCTTGCGCTCCTGATTTGCCTGCCTATCAATGGCATAGACAATTCTAGGGTACTGCGTCTTATTCTCCCATCCCCTTTGCCGATCATCTGGTGCCACTTGATAAAAAATAGCTGGATTCCCTGAAAAAGCTGCTAATTTCTTCGTCAGCCTTTCATATTTGGAAAACCATCTATAAATCAATTCCTCAAGGGTCATTGTCACCCCTCCATCCCATATTTGCCTATACCTCGGAGGTCTCTTGACCAGCGGACTTCCCACTCACCTGCAACCACTTCGTCGGCTGGCAAAAAGAAATGGTTTGTAACATTGCCAATCCCCGGGTGATACTGAACTATAATCTCTGCTCCGGAAATGGCCGTTACAAATCCTCTTTTGCCTTCCTGCCACGTCTTATGCTTGGCATAAAGGAGATCCCCTCGCTTTATAACCGAAACATCGAACACCTTAGTAACCGCATTCACAATCAAATTCAATCCTGCACCTCCTAACTGTACGGTTCATTGTAGATTGCTTCTATTTCAGGGGTGGCCTTTTCAATAATACGTTCTTTAAATGGTCTGGCAGCCATGTGGGAGGTTCCATCTTGCAAATAACCAGAATAATCCTGCTCGCTCTCCAATGCAGCTACTATTTGCACGCCTCCCTTGGAGGCTACTCCCCCTTCCACGGAACCATGCCAATTAAGACGCAATGCCCCACTTCTTCTAGCTGGTGCTTCTCCGGGCGCAGAAGCCGTATAAGTAGCCCTACTATATGGCTTCTTATAAACCCTTCCACTTCGCTCCCCCTTCAGTACATCCAACTCAGCATTTCGCAATGCATTTACGGATCTTGTACCCCTTGACGCAACTTGCCTCCCTATACTGTCTACTCTCTTATCAACCGCTATTTTCAAAGCTGCACCAGCATTACGGATATCACTCATCTAACATCTGTCCTCTCTTCAACAAAATACATTGTACAGATCCCGATACTTCCGGGATCTTCTACACCCTTGATAAGAAATATGCGCCCCCCTAACACCAGCTTATCTTCAGCCTTAGCCATTTGCGGTCCATCTTGCACAATCGTATGCGTAATCGGATGCTGAAGTTGATCCCAACGAAACCTTTGCCGATCATTTGCCTCTGCCAGAATTCCTTTAAGGATTTCAACCTTAGAATCTTCGTATCCAATTTGGGGTCTTCCAGTAGTGCCGAGACTGACAGTATTCGTTTCTACAATAAAATCCTTGTATAAATTACCTGGCCTCAAATACATTAAACTCCTCATTCGGACTGTGCCTCCTGATTTCCCAACATGCCAGTGTAAAAGTATGGCATTTTTTCATTACCATCCTGATCCGTGCCAAACTTAGGGACACAAACTGAACCGGCAGACACCTCTGTTTTTAGCTTTTCATAATCCTCTCGCCATAGCTTCGCTCTTTCCCCAAACGAATATGCCAGAGGACCAATCTTCGTATCCGGTTCATATGCAAATCTGCGGCAAATACTCTCCAATAATGCCAGTTTTGCTCTTTTCCACTTTTGAGGATACATTCCAATGGTAGCACTGATTTCTTCATCAGTAAGGGCGGAAGTTTCAGCTCCGCCCTCTACCATGGTATCCCCCAATTCAAACCGCATCCGGTCTTTGCCTGGTTCCCTAATCTTTTCTGGTTCATAGGTATACGCCTTCGACATCAGGCATCCCCCTTGCTTTCTCCTCCTGCCCCAGTTTCACCGTTCTGGTTTTCATGAGATAATTGTTCCATCCGCTTTTCTGCAGCCTTTTGAATTCCGCTTCTTGAGTCGATGGCATTCAATAGGAGCAGGGCGTCTGTATCACCCATTTCTGCAATATCCTTTGCGGCTTGCTCCACCGTCTTTTGCATGATAATCAATACATTGATTACCGTCTCAGAACTCGTTGTAAGCTCTAGGTAGCCTTTTTCGGTGGTGATAGGTATTGTGAGTTGGAACACTCCAAATCGTGCCTGAATGGGCTGAATTGGTTCTACGGATTCCATAAACAAGCCACTTTCTATTTCAGCAATATAATTACTGCGAATCAAGGCCAATTCGCGCCCTGGAGCCACAAGCCCATCCGGGATGATCTCTCCGTAGGCAAAGCCGTGTCCCGATAACGTGATCGGCTTCTTACAAACAAATTCGCTCATTTGCTCCCTCCTATACGCAATCGGTCATGTAGCATGCCAAGTCATCTGCGGTCTTCCGCATATCGGTAGACATCAGTCCCTCAACGAACTCTGTATGCGTTCCGGCTTCTCCTTCGAACTGATCTGTTGCCATCCAAGAACCGTTGCCCAACATATCCCAGGTGAAGATGTATCCTGCACTCGGCTCATCAATTGCTGGATTGGGCGTTGCATAACATAACAATGCCCCCTTGCTATCACAAATGAACTGCATATTATCGTCTTGCCCCGGAGCAGCTACATTATACGTACTTTCAAGAACGGCAACTTCATCAATTTGCAGAATCTGTGCCAATACCTGTCTGGTTACAATCGCCGGATTAGCAGTAGAACCCGTATACTTCACACGTTCTAGTATGTCCGGGTGTTCAGTCAAGGCGGTATAAGCGTCATATCCTAACGCCAGCTTATTTGGCTCCCTGCGCCCATTCACTTTAATTTCCCGTCTACGAGCATTGAAGAAGTGCACTGGGTCAAAGTTTGCATCACTAAACTTAAGGAACTGATTCGCTCCCGGTGTACCTGTGCTAATTCCGGTCAGTTCATTTTTCCATATCCCATTTGTGAAAAAGTTTCGTGCAAACGTTACATCCAAATGAAGATTCATCTGTTCAGCCGTAAACCGCACCTTCGAACGTCTCGGATCAATGGATGCCGGAGAATTGCTTCTCTGAAAATCCAATGTACCAATCTGGTCAATTCCCACAATAATCTGGTCAATTGCACACTTATAAGTACTGTCGGTATGCCCCATCACTGCAGGATTCACTTTGCCAAACGCTGGCTTTCTCTGCACATTATCTCTTGCCAAATCCCCTTTGGAGAACGTATAGTAATGACTAGTGCTTAACGAAACCGGACAAATCGGGAAGATTCGGGTTGCCACCCAATCTGCCGGATTAGAAAAGTATGCCATACTCATGTTGCTTAAATACTGGTTAGGACGCCAGCCTTTCAGGATTCTTGCCTGAATGTCTCCATTACTTAATACCTGTCTGTTTCCCATTTATTTTTCCTCCTCTACGCTTTATATCCCGCTTTAACAATCTGCGCCCGGATTACCGTCCCGGCCTTTCCCGCAGATGTTAAAGCAATAGCAGTAATGAACTTCCCTTTAGCGGCTTTCATTGCCACTCCATTTACTCCAGAAGTCAATTCATCGCCAATGTTAACCGACTCGCCAACTACCCAGGAGCCAATATCCTTTATCTGAACAGTAACATCTGTGCCTTTCTTGATTTCTGCTTCTTCAGATAAAAGAATAATACCCATGGCATTCACACCATCGGTTGCGGCAACTGCCTTACCATCTACAATTTTTACAGCTTTACCCTGGGCTTTGCTGATGTCCTCACCTGCTACCAAAGTGATAGTGGGGCTTTCATTAATCGTTGTACTCGTATATGTCGTCATGCTTTTCCCCTCCTTATCTTCCGGTTTCGTACTCGTGTACTAACTGCGGATTCTGCTGACAAACGGTATCAATCGCTGCTGCTCTGGTCATTGTAGGAGTCGACTGCATTATTTCATCAGCTTTCTTCTCAATTTTTGTCCATGCATCCGAATCAGCATCGCCATTTCCACCACTCTTTCCAATTTCACTGAACATGCTTGATTTATTTACAGCTTCAACAGATGCATCTAGGATAGCGATCATATTATCATAGGCTGCACCGCCAGCCGCCTTCAGGCTCTTCAGCACTGGCAGCAACTCTTCCGACTTCTTACCAATGATCTCGTATTTCTTTGCGATCCCGGTCAATTCTTGTTCCTCTGCCTCATCTGCACGTTTTCTGAGCATTCTAAGTTCCTCTGCTACGGCTGGATGAAGGCCCTTATAAATGTCCTCTGTCTCCGTTGCTGGCACTACTTGCGGAGCTGCTTTCGCAACAGGACTCTCCTGCCCCTCCGTTACTGTTCCTGCGCCTTCGCCATACCTCTTCTCAATGTCTTCCAAAAAGGCCTTCTCGGCGGGTGTCATTTTACTTGTGTCAATTTTTCCCATGTCTACTTCTTCTCCTTTCAATTCTTCTCCAGCTTCTGCTTTTGCAATAAAATCATCCACTCTTGTTCTTACTGACTTCATATAATCCAGTTCTGCTTCGCTGGCCGGAACAGCTGCTTTTCTAATGACATTAGAGGTCTTTCCTGTTGCCCATTGCTCAATAGCGCCAGTCATTACAGCCTCAAATTCACTCAAGCTGGTCATCATCAGTTCCTGTGCATTGTCTTCCACTGAATCATCACATACAATCGAACACAGGGACGATTGCAGAGCATAACACAGATCCCACATTTCATCCATGATCCTTCTTCGTGTCACCTCATACATCTTTTCCCCAAACGTTTCTGCTTCACTTCCCTTGGCAATCTCTTCAATAGTTGCATCTATTTCTTCGGGTTTAAGACCCACCGCTTTGCCAACTGCTGAAATGAATCGTTTGAGTATTCCCTCTGTCCTCGGTTCTTCCGGCACTCCCAGCCCCGACTGAACCCCCTGATTGCCCCCCGGTACGCCACTCTGACTTTTATACAACAATACATTGGCATTGGGATTTGCCCCGGCATCTACAAAGTCAACCTTTGTAACCTTCAAATTTCTAAGTTTCTTTGCCACTTCTTTTCCTCCTTTCTTCGGATTTTTATAATCAAAAGCACCCATCCGGATGCCAATAGATTATCATTCTTCAATTATCTCAACTCTCTCTGCCTCACCTTCGATAGAAAACATGGCGTATTCGCCAGTTTTCACCTTGGTCCAAACATCCGGATCTGTGACGCGAAATCCGATCCACCAGCCTTCCGGTAATGTGCCGGACGGTATCCCCATAGCCGCCATCTTTTCTGCTGTGAACATGACGCTTTCAATAAGAACCGCACATCCACCTCTTTCATGCATCTCTCCACCTTCCCGGTAGAGTTCTACAAATCGATATGCGGCTTCCTCCAATTCTCCCGGATCAACGACATCCTCCTGGAGGTCTGTAACCTGTTCACCTGCTGCTGTGACTGCTACATTGGCCCAGCCAAAGGCCAACATTTTGTCATCATCCGATTTATGGATCGCAAATGTACCTTTCAGAACACTTGCGGCAAATTCTGTAACATTTTTGCCTGTTTTAGTCACACACCCATCGGTTTTAACGATCATATCCTTTGATTTCAATTCGCAACCAGTTATTTCAGAAAAGCTTCTCATTCTATCTCTCACCTCCCCTCTACTCTTTAAATACTGGCGAAGAAACCTCGATGTACTGAATCCCGCAGGCACATCGTGGATGTGCAGGCGGCGTACATTTCTGTCCAGCAAAAAGAACCTTTCCTTTGAAATCAAATTCATCATCCATAGGAATCTGCGTCCCGTCCAATGCCCTACAAATATCACATACACTGGCATCCCCAGATGTACTCCAGCGCTTCTCCATAACTCCCAGCAGGTTCTGCGATTGAGCTTGCCGTACGCCTTCATCGGCTCCTCTATTGTAAGCAAAGGCCATTTCAGTCTGAGCAATGTCATATGCCCGTTGCCGGTGCTGTTTCTCTGCGTACTTTATGGCAGCATCTTTGGCTTTCCGTCTGATGCTTTCTGGTTGCATCTTAGGGTGCTCCTTTTTTAGGGTGACCTTTATATTGTTGTAGTACCTCAAATTAGCCTCTGATTGCTGCTTTGTAAGTCCAATACAGGGGCGAATTACTCTGGAAAGTTCATCAACTGTATATGTTCCATTCACATGTCCAGCTAACAAAACTTTAATCGCTTCCCTCTGCTCATCTACCAACATGGTAACAAACTGCGCCCCCCGATCGTTTATCCACGACATAACAGAAGATGTATTTATATCAAAAGTAAATTTAGTTGCAATCGTGTCCATAACAGGAGGCCCCATCGAGCCAGTCGCCAATGCTTTCTTCCATATCGGATATATCTTTTCTATAACCAGAACTGAATAATCCTGCGCCCACAACTGAAGCGTACCCTCCGAGATATACCCATCAAGAATTGCCTGACGTATCTCTTTATACGTAATGGCATCTGACTGATCTTTCCAAAAACCCGCCAATATTCTGACCGGTTCTTCAATGTCTGTCTTCAGGTAATCAGCCAATCGGTTCAATACTTCCTGGCTTTCCTTGGTCTTCTGTTTCTTTTTTTGCTTTTTCTTAAACAGGAACGCCATCAGCATTTCCTCCCTAAGCGCTTCTGAGCTTCCGTAACCAGATCATCGGGCAATTCCTCGTTCCCGCTCTCTGGTGCTACTTTTGGTTCTGGTGGCTCCGACTGCTCTTGCTGCGCCTTCCTGTCCTCACTTATTGATCTGCTATCAGTTGTTCTCGCCGGAAGATTTGCTGCCTCTCTGACGTAGTCCTCCAAAGCATCATCTGGAACCAGTATTCCAATTCCAGTCATATCTTTGAGATACGCAGAAAGCTTTTGAATATCTTCATGTTCAATGTCACCATGCTCCAATGTAGGATAATTTGTAATTCCGTCAAAATGCTTTCCATTGATGTCAATCAGCGATGGGATGCCATGGCTATTGAACGTCTCACAGATAATATCCAAATAGGCCCCTATTGCCATGGCAAATAGCTCTGTCTTATCCGAGCTAAGAGCAAAGCTACCAACCTGCTGATGTCCCAGCAAAATAAAATCTGCCAAGACCGTCATAGCAATTCGTGTATCATATCTTTCGATGATGGCATTGGTATCAAATTGTCTGCTTCCACCTGTACTAAGCAACTCAAATTCAAAACCATGTGGCTTAACAATTCCCTCTGCTTCATCGCGGCGCACACTTCGAATCATGTCTTCCATTCCTGCCCTGATCCTTATCATATCAATATCCTCAACAGACCATATATCCATCCCGTCAGGTGCGGTCATAACGGGCAAACCTGCTAAGTCTCTCTCAATCCCAATTCCTTC